ATGACCCCCGCAGACGTCGACGCTTCCATCCGCACTCTGGTAGAACCCTTTAACAAGAAGGGCATAGCCATCGAGGACGCAACCACATTTGCCGGCGATTTCGAGTTCGACAGCCTGACGGTTATGGATTTCGTTGCCGCGATCGAGGATGAATTCGACATCATCATCTCGATGAACCAGCAGGCCGAGATCGAAAATTGGGGTCAGCTCATCGCGGCAGTCTACAAGTTGCAGGATAGCTGATAATGGCGACCTCCATGACTGAAACTCTAACCTCCGCCGCACCTGTCGATTTGCTCGCCAAGTTCGATCCCATCATCCAGACCCGCGAGACCCTGCTCGCTGCGGGTGTTGAGGATCCGTTTAATCTTGTCATGGAACAGGTGCTGTCGCCCACCCGTGCGATCTGCAACGGGCGCGATACGATCCTGCTCGGCACCTATAATTACATGGGCATGACCTTCGATCCGGATGTGATCGAAGCGGGCAAGCGCGCGATGGAAGACTTCGGCGCAGGCACCACCGGCAGCCGCGTGCTGAACGGCACCTTCCGCGATCACCGCGATGTCGAAACGGCGCTGCGCGAATTTTACGACATGGACCACGCAATGGTCTTTTCGACCGGGTATCAGGCCAATCTCGGGATCATCTCGACGCTGGCGGGCAAGGGTGATTACATCATCCTCGACATCGATAGCCATGCCTCGATCTGGGATGGCTGCGCGATGGGCAACGCCGAGGTCGTGCCGTTTAAGCACAACGACGTCGAGGCTTTGGAAAAGCGCCTGAAGCGTATCCCCGAAGGCGCGGGCAAACTGGTGGTGCTCGAAGGCGTCTATTCGATGATGGGCGACGTCGCCCCGCTGAAGGAAATGGTGCGCGTCTCCAAGGAAAACGGCGCGATGGTGCTGGTCGACGAGGCCCATTCAATGGGCTTCATCGGCGAACATGGCCGCGGCGTGGCCGAGGAACAGGGCGTGCTCGACGATGTCGATTTCATCATCGGCACCTTCTCTAAAAGCGTCGGCACTGTGGGCGGCTTCTGCGTGTCGAACCATCCCAAGTTCGAAGTGCTGCGCCTGGTGTGCCGCCCTTACGTCTTCACCGCCGCGCTGCCGCCGTCAGTCATGGCAAGCTCGGCCACCTCGATCCGCAAGCTGATGCACGGCGGGAACAAGCGCGCACATCTGTGGGAGAACAGCCGCACGCTCCACGGCGGGCTCAAGGCGCTCGGCTTCCAGCTCGGCACGGACACCCCGCAAAGCGCGATTATCGCGGTCATAATGCCCGATCTGGAAAAGGGCGCGATGATGTGGGAGGCGCTGCTGAAGGAAGGCCTTTACGTCAACCTCGCCCGCCCCCCGGCGACCCCCGCGGGCATGACCTTGCTGCGCTGTTCGCTGTGCGCCGAACACACGGCGGAGCAGGTACAGACCATCCTCGGTATGTTTGAACGTGCCGGCAAGGCCATCGGGATCATCTAACCAAATAGGTTATTTTTCTTGACATCGTGACGCCATCTGGTTATCAGAGGGCATAGTCGAGAAATAGCGATTCGCCAGCAGGCGGCTCTCCCTTGCGGAGCGCCGCCTGTTTTCGTTCGCCAGAAGGAGTGGTGTTCATGGCCGATTCCGTGCCCGCCCGATCGCCCAGCGGCACCGCCCCGGGGCGGCACTGGCGCAAGCGGTTTCTGGAAACTCTCACGGCCACGTCCGACATTGAACGTGCCGCGTCAGCCGCCAGAGTGACCGTGACGCGCGCCTATCAGACGCGCCGGAGCGACCCCGATTTTGCCAGAGCATGGCATGCCGCCATCGCCGACAGTTATCTCAATCTTGAAATGGACGTGATTCGGCGGCTTCGCGAAGGCGACCTGAAGACCGCCGACGGCGACAAGTTCGACTTTGCCAATGCCATCCGCCTGCTCGCCGCTAACCGCGACCATGCGGCGCGCAGCCCGAACACGGTCCGCGATGTCACCGCTGCCGAAGTGCGCGCGTCGATCGACCGCAAGATCGAAGACATCCGGCGGCGCCTCGCCCGACAGAAGGCCGCCGCGGATGGAAACGCCGAATGAGCAAGCCTTTCGAAGAAATGATCAACGATGAGTCTGAGGACGGCGCAAAGCTTCGCCGGATACTCATCAAGGAAATGGATCAGACCCAAAGAAACAGCTTCGATTACATGTGGGAATACCGGGCGCGCCGCGAACAGCTGCCCCCGCCGGGCGATTGGCGGGTGTGGATGATCATGGCGGGGCGCGGTTTCGGGAAGACCCGCGCCGGCGCTGAATGGGTCAGAATGATTGCCGATGTCCATCCTGACGCCCGGATCGCGCTGATCTCGTCATCGTTGGCCGAAGCGCGCGCTGTCATGATCGAGGGGGAGAGCGGCTTGATGGCGATTGTCGATCCTGGCCGCCGTCCGGTTTACGAACCTTCGCTGCATCGCATCCGATTCCCTAACGGGGCGCAGGCGCAGCTGTTCTCTGCCGCCGAACCCGAAGGCTTGCGCGGTCCGCAGCACAGTCACGCCTGGTGTGATGAAATCGGCAAGTGGCCGCTCTCGCATGAACGGGCAACGCGCTGCTGGGATAACCTGCTGCTGGGCCTGCGATTGGGCAGCGACCCGCGGATTGCCGTGACCACCACGCCGCGCGCTGTCCCGCTGGTGCAGCGATTGGTGGGGCAGGCCGAAGCCGGGGGCGAGGTCGTCATCACTCGCGGCACCACGGGCGATAATACCGAACACCTCGCCAAACGCTTCATCGAGGCCATCGCCAGTGAATTTACCGGCACCCAATTGGAACGGCAGGAAATCGGCGGCGAATTGCTGGAGGATATCGAGGGCGCGCTGTGGACGCGATCCCTGCTGGAACAGGCGCGCGAAGATGGCGCCGTGGCCGAACCGGCGCGCGTGGTGGTGGCCGTCGATCCGCCGGCCAGCGCGGGCGGCGACGAATGCGGGATCATTGTCGCGGCGCTGGGCACAGACGGCATTGCCCGCGTCCTGGCCGATTGTTCAATCGGCGGCGCGGCCCCGGCGCAATGGGCGCAGCGGGTCGCCGACGCAGCGCGCGAATGGAACGCCGACCGGGTGGTGGCCGAAGCCAACCAAGGCGGCGCGATGGTCGACAGCGTGCTGCGCGCTGCCGACCGGGCGCTGCCGGTCAAACTGGTGCACGCCAGCCGCGGCAAAATCGCCCGGGCAGAGCCGGTCGCGGCGCTCTATGCCGCAGGCCGGGTGCGCCATGTCGGGGTGTTCGCCCGACTGGAAGACCAGCTTTGCGGGCTACTGACGGGCGGGACCTATGCCGGACCAGGCCGCAGCCCTGACCGCGCCGATGCTGCCGTATGGGCACTGACGGAACTGCTGCTGGGCCGCACCGCAAGCCCCAGCGTGCGGCAAATCTAACCAAAGGACATCCCATGGCATTGCTCGACATTTTCCGCTCCGCCTCCAAGGGCGGGGAACGCACCCGCGTGCCTTTGGCATCGGGCCTTTCCCACGGGTGGCATCAGGCCTTCCACGGCAGTTCTGCGGCGGGCAGCTATGCCTATGAGCGCGCTATCACCGAAGGCTTTCTCGCCAACCCCATCGCCCAACGGTCGGTGCGGCTGCTGGCCGAGGGGATTGGTCAAGCTCCGCTGACCTGTTCTGACCCACGGCTGACGGCGCTGGTGACCGCGACGAGCGCCGGCCAATCCCTTATCGAAACGCTCGCCGCGCATCTGCTGCTGCATGGCAATGGCTATGTGCAGATCCTCAAGGATGCCAGCGGCACGCCGGTAGAACTTTTCGCGCTGCGCCCTGACCGGGTGCGGGTCGTGCTCGACACCAACGGCTGGCCCTGCGGCTATGACTACAACGTGTCCGGACACGCCGCACGCCTGCCGCTTGAGGACGAGGACGGGTGGCCCGGCGTCATCGCCATCCGGGCGATGCACCCGCTTGACGATCACTGCGGCGCCGGCGCGCTGGAGGCGGCGTGGCAGGCGGTGCTGATCCACAATGCCGCGACCCACTGGAACCGTGCACTGCTGGAAAACGCGGCGCGGCCTTCCGGCGCGCTGGTTTATGAATCGGGCGAAGGGGCGACGCTGGCGCATGATCAGTTCGAACGGCTGAAGCGTGAACTGGACCTGGCGTTCTCCGGCGCGGCCAACGCGGGACGACCGATGCTGCTCGACGGTGGGCTCAAATGGCAAAGTATGGCGCTGACCCCCGCCGACATGGACTTCGCGACGCTGAAAAGCGCAGCCGCGCGCGACATTGCGCTGGCCTTCGGGGTGCCGCCTATGCTGCTCGGCCTGCCGGGTGACAACACCTACGCCAATTATCGGGAGGCCAACCGGGCGCTGTGGCGGCTGACCCTGCTGCCGCTCGCCGAAAAGCTGTTTGCAGCGCTGCGTGAAGGCCTCGCCCCGTGGTTCCCCGACGCCAAGCTCGGCATCGACCTCGACCAGGTACCCGCCCTGTCCGAAGACCGTGAGCGGCTGTGGTCGCAAGTCTCCGAAGCCGATTTCCTGAGCCGCGCGGAAAAGCGCCAGATGCTGGGCCTGAGCCCCGAGGAGACTGCCCAATGAGCCGTGAAGACATTCTCGCCAGCCTGATGGCACAAGCCCGCGAGGAAGGGGCCGATCTGGTATCCCTGCGCGCTATCGTCGAGGAAGCGAGTGCGCTCTCAACCGACCGGGCGCTGGAGCGGCTTGGGCTTGGTGATTCCGGCGCGGAAAGCGATCTGGTTGAATTACGCGAATTGCTGAAAGCTTGGCGGGACGCGAAGACGAGCGCATGGAAGGCCTTCGTCGATTGGCTGATCCGCGGCGCGCTGGCGCTGCTGCTGATCGGGATAGCGGTCCGGCTTGGCGCGTGGGACCGGCTGTGAGCATCGCTCAGGCGCCCATCCGCTTTGCAGGCTATGCCGCGCTGTTCGATATTGCCGATGCCGGGCGTGATACGATCCGGCGCGGGGCCTTTGCCAAAACCCTGGCGGCCCGCACCGCGCCGCTGCCGCTGTACTGGCAGCACCGCCCCGACCAGCCAATCGGCGTGATTGAGTGCATATCGGAAGACGCCCGCGGCCTGCGCGTGATCGCCCGCATCGAGCGACCTGACAGCCGCGCCGCACACTTGCTGACCCAGGGCGAGGTCAACGGCCTCAGCTTCGGCTTCCGCACCCGTGCAGCGCGCCAAACCGGTGCGGGGCGCGAACTGCTGGAGATCGACTTGTTCGAAGTCAGCCTGGTCTCGCATCCGCTTCACCATCTTGCCCGGGTTCACATGGTCGGCTGACCGCTTGCGCCCGCCCTTCTCTCCGACCGGCCGCCACTGGGGCGGCCTTTTTTCTGCCCAACCGAAAGGCCACTGCCCCATGGAAAATGCCCCTGCTCCCGCCAACTCCGCCGCCGATCCGCTGGACGCCAGCTTTGATATCATCGCCCGGCAGGACCAAACCGATGCCGCTGTCGCTGCCCTGCGCGGTGATGTGGACGAGGTGAAATCCCGGCTCGACAAGGTTGCCCGGGCGGCCAGCCGTCCGGCAATGGGCGCCGCCGCCGCCGCCGCGCCGGAGGTCAAGAGCTTCGTCGATGGCTACCTGCGCCGTGGCCGCGAGACTGAATTGAAGTCGATCACCGGCACGCCGCCGGGTGACGGAGGGTTTGCCGTGCCGCGCCAGATCGATGCGGTGATCGCTTCGCGGCTGGCCGAGATCAGCCCGATCCGTGCCATCGCACAGGTGGTGCAGACCGGCACCGGCGGTTACCGCAAGCTGGTTGCCACGACCGGCGTCGCTTCGGGATGGGTCAGCGAGACCGCTGCGCGCCCCGAGACTACCACGCCGCAATTTGCGGAAATCGCGCCGCCGACGGGCGATCTCTATGCCAATCCGGCGGCAAGCCAAACGATGCTCGATGATGCCGCCTTCGATCTCGAAAGCTGGCTCGCCGGGGAAATCGCGACCGAATTCGCGCGGGCAGAAGGCATGGCTTTCGTCCGGGGGACCGGGGCTAACCAGCCCGAAGGCTTCCTCAACACAATCAAGGCGACCGCCGAGGATTCGGTCCGCGCCTTTGGTGCCATGCAATATATCGGCACGGGCAGCGCGACCGGTCTGGGTACGGCGCTTGACGGCAAACTGATCGATCTGATCCACGCGCTGAAATCGGGGCACCGCCAAGGCGCGGTGTTCGTGATGAATTCGACCACACTGGCAAGCGTGCGCAAGCTCAAGACCGTTGATGGCGCTTTCGTGTGGCAGCCGGGCCTGGTCGAAGGCCAGCCCGACCGGCTGCTCGGCTATCCGGTGATCGAGGCCGAGGATATGCCCGATGTCGCGGGCGGCGCTTTCCCGATCGCGTTCGGCAACTTCCGCCACGGCTACCTGATCGCTGAACGCAGCGCGACCAGCGTGCTGCGCGATCCCTTCACCAACAAGCCGTTCGTGCACTTCTACGCGACCAAGAGGATTGGCGGTAAGGTGCTGGATTCTAACGCGATCAAACTGCTCAAGATCGAGGCCTAATCCACTTTGGCCTTGTTGGGTTCCCCGACCGGCTGACGCGTCCCCTTACGCTCAGCCGCCGGGCTTTCGCGCCCGCATTGCTTCAGGCCGTTCCCCCCGCCTGACCACAGCGATGCGGGCGCAATCTTTTTCTTGTCGATCATCATCTGGGAGTAACCGCGATGCAGCGGAAAATCGTGCAGCCCCCGGTTCCGGGCGATGCTGCGGTGGCTGAACTCAAGCACTGGCTCGGTATCAGCCGCCCCAACGAAGACGAAACGCTTGGCCTGTTGCTCGATGCCAGCCTGACCATCTGCGAGGCCTTCACCGGCAAGGCCCCGCTGAGGCAAACGGTCGAGGAAATCATCCCGCTGACCGACGGGTGGCACGAACTGGCATCGCGCCCGGTTCACGCGCTGACGGGGGCGTCCCTGATCGCCGACGACGGCACCCGAACGGCAGTCACCGCGCTGACCGACGCGCTCGACTGGCGCGTCGGTGGCAGTGCCTGCGTCCAGCTGCTGCGCCCGTTTGGAGGGCAAGGCATGGCGATTGAGGTGGTGGTCGGGATCGCGGCGGACTGGGACAGCCTGCCCGCTGCGCTGCGACACGGCATCATCCGCCTCGCCGCGCACCATTTCCGGGATCGGGATGGGCCGCGCGAAGGGAGGGCCAGCGCAGTCCCGCCAGCCAGCGTCACCGCCTTGTGGCGCCCCTGGCGCGAAATGCGGCTCGGGTGATCCGGGTGACCGGCAGCGGCAGCGCGCTCGTCCAGCGTCTGAAGGGCCGTGCTGCACGGATCGCGGCGAGGGCAACTGCCAGACGCCGCAAAAACTCCGCTGGCCGGCGCGCGGATTGGCACTCGGCTGCCGCCCTGTGGCCCGATTTTCTGGGAGAGACCCGCGATGGAAAATGACCTGCGCGCCGCGCTGATCGCCTGGCTGCGGACTGATCCTGCCCTCGCCGCGATCAACGCGATGGAAGAAGAAGCCCCGCTCAGTGTCACCCCGCCGTGGCTCGGCATTGCCGCCAGCGCCTCCATCGACTGGGGCACCAAGGACCGTCCGGGGCGCGAAATCCGTATCGCGCTGGAACTGGAAAGCCGCACTGACGAAGCCGCTGCCGATGCCCCGCTGCTGTCCGCGATAGAGCGACGCGTGCTCGATCTGCCGCCATTCCAACCAGGCTTCGAACTCGCCTCGATCCGCTTTTTGCGGTCCCGCAGCGAAGCCCGCAGCGACAATCTGCGGGCCGCCCTGCTCGAATACCGCTTCCGCATCTTCGCCCCGATTTAGGAGTACCTCCCCATGCCCGCACAATCCGGTGCCGCCTTCCTGCTCAAGATCACCAACGGCGCCTCCCCCGCCATCTACCAGACGATTGCAGGCCTCAGGACCACGCAGATGTCGATCAACGGCGACACGGTGGTCGTCACCCACAAGCAATCGGGGGGCTGGCGCGATCTGTTGTCCGGTGCCGGCACCCGATCGGTTTCGGTCAGCGCCGCTGGGATCTTCCTAGGCAGCGCGGCCGAGAACACCGTGCGCGCCCATGCGCTGGGCGGGACGCTCGACGATTACGAACTTTCCTTCGAAGACGGCGCGAAGCTGCGCGGGAGGTTCATTGTCCAGCGGTTGGATTACGCTGGCGATTTCAATGGGGAACGCAGCTACACGCTACAGCTTGAAAGCTCCGGGCCGGTGGTGCCGGCGTGATCGCCGCTGCCAATCCGCTGCGCGGTGAAAGCACTCTCGCTGTCGCAGGTGTGACCTATGTGCTGCGTCCAAGCTTCGAGAATCTTGTGCTGGCCGAAGGCGAACTGGGCTCGTTGTTCGCACTGGTCGAACGCGCGGCGGGGGGCGCTTTGACCCTGACCGAGATCACGACGCTGCTGTGGCATTGCCTGCCGGGAGACGGTCGGCCCGACCGCCTTGCCGTCGGCCAGGCGGTGCTGGCGATGGGGCTGGTCGGCGCAACTGTGCCGGTGCGCGCGGTGCTCGCGCAGGTGCTTCAGGGCGAGGCATGACCGCCACCTTCGGCGATGCCACAGCCCGCTGGTGCGCGCTGGCGGCAAGCCTGCTGGGCTGGCGGCCTGCCGAATTCTGGAACGCGACACCCGCGGAACTGGCGATGGCACTCGCCGCGCCGGATGACCTTGCCGCCTTTCCCCCGCCAAGCCGCGACACAATCGCCCGCATGATGGAGCGCGACGCCGATGACTGACAATTTCGAAGAATTGGTGATCGATGTGCGCGCCCGCACCGATGGCTTTGCCAGCGACGTCGAGGCCATGCGCCGCTCGCTGGACGGATCGCTGATCGACGGGTTCGGGCGCGCTGGCAATGTCCTCGAACGCGGCCTGCTGGGCGCGTTGCGGCGGGGCAGCCTCGGCTTTGACGACCTGAAGCGGGTCGCTTTCAACGCGCTGTCCGAAATCGCCGGTTTTGCTGTGCAATCCGGGATCGGCCGCCTGTTCGGCGGCGGCGGCGGAAGCAGCAGCGGCGGGATCGGCAGCCTTCTGGGCAATTCCATCGGCGCTCTGTTGGGCCTGCCCGGCCGGGCAACAGGCGGTCCGGTTGCGCCGGGACGCGCTTATGTCGTGGGGGAGCGCGGGCCGGAAGTCTTCGTCCCCACGGCGGCAGGACGGGTAGAAACCGGCTCTGCCGCTGCGCCGGGGCGCGACGTCCGCGTGGCGATCCAGGTCGCTGTGCCGCGCGGGCAGGCTGCCCCCACCGCGATGCAGCGGTCATCACGCCAGATCGCCAGCGCCGTACGTCGCGCCTTGCAACAGGTTTGAAAGAGAGCGCATCATGGCATTCTGGCTGGCACGCGAACGCCGCGCGCAGGAAAGCACTTTCATGCAGCGGTTCGATCCGCGCTTCTGGACAGTCAATTTCCCGCGTCCCTCCATGGCATCGGTGATCACGACCGTTCCCGATAGCCTGCGGGTGGATGTCGAACTGCATCATGCAGGCGAGCTGGTCGGGCTGATCTGGCACAGCACCGACACGCTCGATCACCCCTTGCTCGCCTATGCAACGGATCGCGATTATTCGAACACGACCCTCAGCTTCCGGTGGCAATCGGACGGAGTGATTGCGCTAGACCAGCCAAATGGCCCGACGCTGACGATCGAGGGGCGCGATGCTGCAGGGCTACCGCGCATCTGGTACATCCGCTTGTGGAATTACGCGCAAGGCACGCCGTCCGATGCGCGCGTCACGCTGCCGTTCTCGGCGCTGGAAAGCGGGTACGTTCTTCCGGGCGAACCGATCAATCCGCGCGATATCGACCGGATGTTCATTTCGCTGGTCGCGCCGGGGCATATCCCGGGCAGCACCGCGCCCTTGCCTGCGCGGTTCGAGGGATCAGCCACCATGTCCGATATCCTTGCGGACGGTGCACGGGCAATGATCGAGCTGGGTGACGTGCTGGTTCCCCCGCATGGCGAGCGCATGGCGACAGCCTATGACGATGCCTATAACCAGACCCCGGCGCGGCTGCTGCGTGCAGTAAGCGGGCTCGGCTACCGCGATGACATCGTCCACTATGTCGGGATGAGCCACTTCATGCGGCTCGCGCGGCAGTCTGACGGAGCGCTAAAGGCTGCTCCGGGGGGCGGTCTGTCAGCACCGGCAGCGATGTGGCACGGCGATTTCTTGGCGCGGGCGCGCGAAGACGAATTCACGGTGATCGTCTCCCTGTCGTACGAGCTGTTCGACGCCTATTGCCCAGAAAGCTGGAAGCAGCGCACGGCCAGCGGCGCGCCGGCCCTGACCGGATGGGTGCCGCCCTCGACCCTGCTTTCGCCCGCCAATGCGCAGGGCATGGGGTGGCTGGCCAATGTGGCAGAACGGTTCGTTACCCTGCTCGATCAAGCCGGGCTTCCGATCCGTTTCCAGATCGGCGAGCCGTGGTGGTGGGTTACGCCCGCGCGCGAAATCTGTCTGTATGACGATGCGGCAAAGGCCGCATTCGGCGGCAATCCCCCCGTCATTGCGAACATCACGGCGCCCTTGAACTCGGCGGCCAAGACATTGCTGGATCAGGCGGGCGCACTGCTGGCGCAATCGACAGCCGCGCTGACCCAGGCGGTGCGCACCGCAGCGCAAGGGCCGTCCGAGGTGCTGCTGCTAGCCTTCACCCCGACTGTTCTCGACCCTGCAACGCCGGAACTTTACCGCGCCAACCTGCCGGTCGGATGGGCTACCCCTGCCTTCGACCGGTTGCAGCTTGAGGATTATGACTGGCTGACCGCCGGAGCCGATGCGGCGCGGCGGGCGGCCTATGCCTTTGTCGATGCGAGGCTTGGCTATCCGCTTGCCGATCAGGATTACTTTGCAGGCTTCGTCCTCGATCCAGCTGATGCAGAGTTATACTGGACCCGCATCGACGCGGGGATCGACGAAGCCGCAGCGCGCGGCGTCCCGCGCCGCTACGTCTGGGCGCTGCCGCAGATTACCCGCGATGGCTACACCCGTCTCGCCACTTCACCGGAGCAAGCCATGGATCCCTTCGACGACGTGCCTTACCCTTTCGCGTTGGGGCGGAGCGCCTCGGTCGCGCCCGAATTCTCGACCTCTATTGCGGTGACGGCTTCGGGGCATGAACGGCGCAATTCGCTGTGGTCGGACGCGCGGCTCCACTTTGATGTCGGCCCGGGCATCCGTTCGGAAAGTGAGCTGGCCGCTCTCATCGCCTTTTTCCGGGCACGGCGCGGTCCAGCGCGCGGATTCCGGCTGACTGATCCCTTCGACAACAGTTCCAACGGGATGACCGGCACGCCCTCCATGACCGATCAGCTGATCGGGTTAGGCGACGGCGTGCGCGCCGACTTCCAACTGATCAAATCCTATGGCGGCGCCGAGCCGCAGGTGCGCCGCATCACCCGCCCGCGCGCCGGCACAATCGTGATCAGCATCGGTGGAGCGCCAAGTACCGCCTGGACGCTGGGCGAAAAGGGCATGGTCCGCTTGGCCGCTGCGCCGCCGGACGGAGTTGAGGTACGCGCAGGCTTCCGCTTCGATGTGCCGGTGCGCTTTGCCGAAGACCGGCTCGATGTCTCAGCGGTCAATTTCGCTGCTGGTGAAGCCCCATCGGTTCCGTTGATCGAAGTCAGGGAAAGCGTATGATGCGCGTGTTTTTCGACCGCGAGCTGGACACGGTGGCGACCTTCTGGCGCATCTACCGTCGTGACGGAGCCGCGCTTGCTTTCACCAGCCATGATCGCGACCTGTCCTTCGGCGGTATCCGCCATCTCGCCGCGCCGGGTATGATCCCGGCCGCGATCCGCCTGACGTCCGAGCTATCCGATGACAGCGCCGAAGTGCAGGGCGTGCTCAACCACGGTTCAATTCGTGACGCGGACCTGGCCGCTGGCCTGTTCGACGAGGCAGCGATAGAGATCGGCGCGGTCGACTGGACCAGCCTCGATCACCACACCCTTTACACTGGGCAGATCGGCCGAATCGAGGATGACAGCACACAATTCGCGGCCGAATTGCGCTCGACCAAAAGCCTGCTGGAACAAGATCTCGTGCCGCGCACCAGCCCGACGTGCCGCGCCACGTTTTGCGAACGTGGGTGCGGGCTTTCAGCGACGCGGTTCACTTCGGTCCGCCCGCTCGCCGCGGTCGATCTCGACACCAACCGAGTGCGTTTCGCCGGGCTGGACGGCGAGGCTTACATCGATGGCAGACTGCGCTTCTTGGCGGGGCCGCAGACCGGTTTTGCCTTCGGCGTTATCGATGCCGAGGGCGATTGGCTGGTGCTGGATCGTCCGTTGGTGTCCGGCACGCCGATTGAAACGCGGGCACAGCTGCGGGAGGGCTGCGATCACAACATCGCGACCTGTGCCAGTCGCTTCGGCAATGCCGCCAATTTCCGGGGCGAACCATTTCTGCCGGGCAATGATCTGCTCGCCCGTTATGGCCAACCGTGAACGATCCTGGCGCCGCCCTTGCTGATGCTGCGCTTGCCCAGATCGGCTGCGTGTTCAGGTTGTATGGACGCGATCCTGCTACCGGGCTGGACTGCGTTGGCCTGGTCACGAACGCGCTTGCCAAAGTCGGCGGGCACCCGGTCGCGCCGATTGGTTACGGACTGCGCAACATCGGCGTGGATCAATGGCTGCCGCTGGCACAACGATCAGGCCTTGTGCTGGCGTCAGGGGCAATTCGCACTGGCGACGTGCTGTTGATCGCTTTCGCCTATGGCCAGCACCATCTTGCGATCGCCGTCGACGCGGTGAACGTGGTCCATGCCCACGCCGGGTTGCGACGCGTGGTTCTCCAGCCGCGCGATCCGGACTGGCACGTCCACGCTAAATGGCGCCTTGCCCCCCCAACGGAAAGCTGAAAACATGGCGACTTTGGTTCTTACCGCCCTTGGCACGGCCATCGGCGGCCCGATCGGTGCGTCGATCGGTGCGTTGATCGGACAGCAGGTTGACGCCCGGATATTCCGCCCGGGCGGGCGTGAAGGGCCGCGGCTGCGCGAGTTGACGATCAGCACCTCCAGCTATGGACAACCCATTCCGCGCCAGTTCGGGCGGATGAGGGTCGCAGGAACGGTGATCTGGTCGACTGATTTGGTGGAAAGCACGCGTAAGGAAAAGGGCCGCAAGGGCCAGCCATCGACCACGGTATACGCGTACTCCGCCTCTTTCGCGGTCGCCCTGTCCAGCACACCGATTGCCCGGATCGGTCGCATCTGGGCAGATGGCAATCTGCTGCGCGGCGCCCAGGATGACCTGAAGGTCGGCGGCACTTTGCGGATCTATCGCGGGTTCGGTGACGACCGGGTCGATCCGCTGATCGCCGCCGCAAAAGGGAGCAGCGCGCCAGCCTTCCGCGACTGCGCCTACGTCGTGTTCGAAAATCTGGAACTCGGCGATTACGGCAACCGCATCCCTGCGCTGAGCTTCGAGATTTTCGCCGATGGTGGGGATGAAAGCGTGTCGTTAGCGCAACTGGTGCCGCTGGCCGCATCGTCCGCGGACTCTTCCCCCTTGGCCCACACGCGCGGTTTCGCAGACGAAGGAGGTGCGCTGGCCGCTACGCTGGCAGCGATCGATCAAGTAATCCCGCTTGCCTGTGTGTCCGGCAGCGAAGGGTTAACTGTCGCGCCGCGCGCATCTTTGGGGGGCACGGCCGTGACCTTGCCGGCGCCGCTTGCGCCTGATGATCCCAATCAAGGCGACACCCGCCACCGGCAACGCGCAGGTGTCCCGGCGCGCAACCCCGCCGCACTGCGTTATTATGATGAAGATCGCGATTATCAGACGGGCGTGCAGCGTGCGGCTGGCCCACGGCAAGCGGGGCGCGAACTGATGATCGATCTGCCTGCGACCATGATCGCCAGCGGCGCGCGGCAACTCGCCAACGACAGCGCAAACCGGGCGCGCTGGCAGCATGAGACCGTAACCTGGCGCATCGGGGAGCTTGACCCGCGCCTCATCCCGGGAACCGTAGTCCGCATCCCGGATCTGCCCGGACAATGGTTACTTCGCAGCTGGGAGTGGCTTGACCGGGGCATCGCGCTTGAACTTGAGCGGCTTGCCCCCACAGGGGGGTTGCCGCGTGCAAGCGACCCGGGCGAAAGCCTGCTGCCGACCGATCTGGTCATTCCATCCACCCGGCTCGCAGTGTTTGAAGTACCTCCCGACGCCAGCACCAACCCGTCCAATCCGCTGATCTTCGCGGCGGCCTCGGCGCAGAACACCGCGTGGCGCGGTGCCGCATTGTTCGCCGTGCAGGGGAGCGCGCTGATCGACCTTGGCACAACCGGGTCACGGCGCGCAGTGATGGGCGCCCTTGTCGCTCCGCTTGCGCCTTCGCCTGCCTTGCTGCTGGAGCCGGCGGCCGAAATGGTGGTAGACTTGGCAGCTCACGACCTCGACCTTGCCAGCACCGACGTTGCCGGGCTGGCTGCGGGCGCCAACCGCGCGATGATCGGCGGCGAAATGGTTCAGTTCCTGCGCGCCGAGCCACTCGGAGGCGGACACTGGCGCCTTGGCGGATTGCTGCGCGGTCGGGCCGGCACGGAAGCTGACGCCATTGCCGGCCACGCTGCCGGCACTACGGTGATCCTGATCGACGACACGCTGGTGCCAGTCGATCCGCAGCTGGTGCCGCCCCTCGCCAGTTCGCGCGTCGCCGCAATCGGCACTGGTGACAGCGAACCTGTCGTCGTTTCGCTTGCCAACCCGGGCCTGTCACGGCGACCGCTTTGCCCGGTCCATCCCCGCGTAATCCGCGCAGCTGATGGCACCATCACCTATCACTGGACGCGCCGCGCCCGCGGCCAGTGGCGGTGGGACAACGGCGTCGAAACCCCACTGGTCGAAGAAATCGAGGCTTATGTCGTCGGCTACGGACCCGCTGACGCGCCCCACGCCAGCTGGCAGCGCAGCACACCGTCACTGCAGTTCACCGCCTCCGAACGCGCTGCACTGATCGCGGCGCATGGGGCTGCCCCCATGTGGGTCAGACAGATCGGAACCTTCGATCGTTCGCCGCCGCTTCTGCTCACCACTTCGCTTTGACCCCGGAGGACTCCACATGCCAGATCCGATCATCTTTCCCAGTTCGACACCGGCGCTGAACCTGCCCCTGCTGATGGCTGGCCAAGCGCAGAAGGAATTCTTTCTAAATCAGGCCCTCAGTCTGCTCGACGCGCTTCACGCCCGGGCTGTTACCGGCTCTCAGGCGGCGCCTCCGGCTGCCGCGCAGGAGGGCGCTTGCTTCAGGGTGAACGCTCCTGCCACCGGCGCATGGGCCGGACACGAAGATGACATTGCCGTGCTGATAGGGGGTGAATGGCAGTTCATCGTGCCGGGGGAAGGATTGCAAGTGTTCGACCGTGCGGCCAATCAAATGGTGGTTTTTCGATCACAATGGAGGCCCGCAACCGCCCCGGCGAATCCGGCCGGCGGCACGGTCATCGATATAGAGGCAAGAGCGGCTGTCACGGCACTGATTCAGGCGCTGTCGACCGTTGGCATTCTAGGAATCGTTAACGCTTAGGATGCGCAAGCGGTTGCTTCTGGATGTTTTTGACGACGGATTTTTAATCACACATCCCTACACGCGACATTCTTGCAACACACTATGGTCATTGATGGCTTGCCTCGCCCAAAGGGAAAAGATAGAGACCGCTAGTGCCTCAAGTTCAATGTAAAAGGGGAATCTCGAAATGCGCAAACTCGTCATTGGAGTGGCGATGGCTTCGACCGCGCTGACCGCACCCGCCATGGCCCGCGACGGCCAATGGTATATTCAGGGTGATGGCGGTGTGATGGTTGTCGAAGACCAAGATATCGACGTTAATGGTGTGAGCGGTGACGCTCGTGCGAACTACAACACTGGATATGACTTCGGCGCTGTTGTCGGCTACGACTTCGGGGCGTTCCGACTCGAAACTGAAGCTAGCTATCGCGCTGCCAACGTCGATGATGTAGCTGCGGGCGGTCAAGGTCTCCAGATCGACCCTGTTGGTAGCCGCGGCGGCCGCAACGGTCGGCTGACTAACGGGACGGCTCCAGCGCTGTGGGAAATCAATGCC